ATTCCGCCGGAGATCTTCAATGTCTTCCGGGCGATCGGGACAGTGACGCCCGTCCCATGGAAATAACCATACAGCCTGTCCCCGATGTCGCCTTCCAACTCAGCGTCATTGGCCTGCATGTTTTTGTAGCTTTTCAACTCATTCAGACGTTTGGTGCCGTACTTGATCAGATCTTCCTCAGACTGAGCAGAAGAGTAATCAAAATAAGCCTGACGCTCTCTGAAGCCGGTGAAGGTCTTTGTCCGTGAGATAACGCCTCTGGCATTGGTGTACAGATCTACACGCATCCTGTCCTGCAGCTTGCCGGAGCCCATGCAGATCAAATGGTTGATTCCCATGTTGTCGTCCGTATAGGTCAGGGTCAGCTGTGAGTCTGTGTTGTAGACCGTGTCAAGCGTTACCGCCGGCACAGCCTCAACAGTGACCTGTATAGGAGCTCCTGCAGCAGTCTTGTCAGCATGGATATAGAGCTTTGCATCCACCGAGTCCAGCATGGCCATCAGGCCGTCCAGAACGGTGATGTACAGCGCAAAGGTATAACTGCTGATCGTGATACCGCTGGATCTTGTGGGGACATTAAAAAAGCCGCCCAGAATGGTGGACAGCAGGTTTCTGATCACGGTATTGGCGTCCTGATTCTGGACAGTATAGTAGTCCTGCCCGGAAGGCGGGCAGATGATCCACTGGGACAGGAGCCCCCGCCACGTCCATGCCTTGTAAGACACTGTCTGATCATCGTCGGAAGCCTCTTTAACAAATTCAAAAAGGCCGCCGAACTCAGTGCCCGGAACATACAGGCCGGCACAGCCGTCGGGGAAATCCCCTGTAAAAGAGAGTGAATTGCTGGCCACGTCGCTGGAGCCGACTTCAAAATCGCCGTCGAAGTCGGCAGGCCCCAGCTCATGGCGGGAGGATGTAAGCATGATCAGCCGGTTATCCATTCGGGTTCACTCCTTTCTTTGTAGACCGTCAGCTCTATGCCGTAGGTCCGGGCATAGCCGATAGCGATATCTCCGGGCGGGATCTTTTTGAGGATGGAGCCGGCAGGGTCCCTGTAATCAAAAACGTTGATGACAGTCTGGCCGGCCACCAGATACACCCGTCTGTCCCACGGCTGCGTACTCCGGGAATCGATGATCAGGACCTGACCATCTTCCACCGAATAATTGACCTTATACTGGTTTCCAGCAATGTTAATGGTCGGGTTTACAGCAGGGCCGTATATGATCATCCGGAAGTCCGACGGGGCATAATGGTTGATACCCATGTGAGGGGCTGCCAGCTCCACCTTGTAGCTGTAGGGGTAGCCGTATCCAAAATTCTCGCCCTCAGTATCGATGTAGGCTTTATCCGTATCCAGTGCCGTGTGATCGCTGACCGGGGCGATACTGATGGCCTGCTCCGTGTACCAGAAGGGCACGGGGCAATAGAATTTGACCTTATTGATCGTCCGGTCAGGCCGGTCCTTGTCAGGCTCCACCGACGACTCAGTGACGTAGCTTCGAATATATGAGTTGCCCCATCTGAGCGTTCCCGGATTCTGGTTAAAGCAGTCCATATCAATGGCGCTGTGGAAGCCATTAAGCGCTTTCCGGCGCTCGTTGGCGGTACCCTGGAACATGATCTTAGCTTCATATTCCAGGGCTTTTTTCTGCATTTTGTTAATCCTTACACCGTACTGGCGGGCGGTGGTATCAGGCGCCCATTTCCAATCGTGGAAGGCGCCCTGACTGATCCGGCGGAACCCCTTAGCCATGAGGTCAAATTCGGTGCCGTCGGACGCTGTGTATGAGATATTTATCAGGCCCATGCCACCGACCCTCCTCTCATGTCTCTGACTGTTCTGCCGACCTCTCTGCCGTCCAGATAGATGCCCAGGTTGGCAGATTCCATACCTTCTTTTACAGCGTTGTACAGGTTTCCACCTGACAGCTGATTCAGAGCATTGACCAGACCGCCGTCAGAGTTAAAGGTCTCTGTCATCGGCGACATGGTATCTTTGACAGCCGCCTCGATTTCTCTGGACGAATCCAGGATACCGAGAGCAAGGCCCTTGCCCCACATCTGGCCGATTTCAAACCGGGCAACCTTTGACGGGGACGCGATACCGGCCTCATCTTTACCTGCATTGATACCTTGCCTGACAGCTGACCGGGCCGCGCTTATGATCCAGCCCACGCCGTCAGAGATACCATTGGCAAGGCCTCTTGCGATATTCTGGCCTGCACTGTAAGCGTCGTCTTTTGCATCATTCGCCGCGTCTGCCAGTGCGCTGGCTTTTCCGCCTGTGTTCTTTGCGGCAGTGCTGACACCGCTTTGACCATCTTTCAGGCCGGATGCCAGCTTGTCAGCTACGCCTTTGCCGGCGTTGTAGGCAGGTGTCTGCTGGAGCACAGCGGCGTTTACAAGCTCTTTTGTCATCTCGCCGACGGACCGGGAGTTGGTCTGTACAAGTCCTAT